TGTTTTTCGTTTGGGTTACCTACATACGCACTAACTGGCTTCATATTTCTTTGCCTTTAAATTCTTCTGCAAGTGGAAATATTTTTGCTATTACATCTGCTACAGCATAAGCAATATTAATATGTTCTTTTTGTGTACCATTAGCACCACGTAATTCAATGTAATGAATCCAACTACGCAACGTACCGTTAACGTACAACCTGCTTACAGTGTTTCCTTCCGGCAATACTGCTCTAGCCTGCTCTTTGGCAATACCATTTTTTATAGCCCAACTATATGCACGTTGAGCTGCCTTTATAACCTGTTCTTGTTGCCACTCCCATTCTTCAGTTAATTCTGCGTTATCTATATCAATTGAATTCTGTCGATTCTTAGGATCTTGCAGTCTTGCGTCTCGAATTTCAAAATCTAAATCCTGTGTAGGATCAGCATAACGTTGACTAAACTCTTGGAAACTAAAACTTCTATGACGTAACAGTTGCCTTGCTATGTCTCTGGTTGTTTCTACTTCTAAACAAACACTAACCATTTCAAGTGGCGACCAATGTTTGTGTTTCATCAAATACTTCACAAGTTTTTCATTTGTTTCTGTGTTGTTTTGATTTGATGGATTGCTTACTCTAGCACAGTAAGCCACTAAATCTAGTGCAGATGCTTTATGTAAACTGTCATCGTATGGTGCTTGACTATGGCTGATTAATTTTACTTTCATTATATTTGATCCTTTATTTTTTTATATAAGAGTTTTGCAAAACTGCGATGTGTATTCAATCCTGGGTGTACACCGTCACCTCCGTAATCGGCTCGTCTCTTAGCCATTACGTTAATATCAAAACCTAACTCATCTTTGTCAGGAACATTAAGAGTATCCCTTAGTTTTACATTTTGTTTTAAACCCATTGATAAATCTAACTCTGCGGTGTTTAGTAAATGAAATGTTTTTACACCTTGTTCACGTAATACAAGCTCTGTTCCAAGTATTCGTATTGCGGCATCATGTTCTACATCTATTTTTTGAGCTCCTTGACCAGCATAATGATATTTTGTTGCTTTATTCTTGCTCCAAGAGCCTAGGTCAGTTATAGACTCTGTAGACATAATTATAGCGTAACGTGATTTATGAGGCCACAAAAATACAGCAATGTCTCCCTCCTTCCAAAAGGTACGTTCTGTTGCTATAAATGCATTTCTTTTTATTGATGCTCCAAACTGTGAATGATTTTCAACTTCGATGCCTGTAAATTCGCCTAGTATATTCGGCCAGGCTAATTTACTTGGACTTGGATGTCTTTTTGATCCTGGATTGGCGCAATCAGGTAACCCGTGACCATATGTTAAACTACAGCCAAAAGCCTTAATAGTCATTTGATTCCTAATGATTCTTTAATTAAATCTTCTTCTTTAATAAAGACTCCGTCTCTCATTTGACCTTTGCGGTCTTTGATGTCGTCCCATGCTTTGCGTACACATTGGGTAAGTGATAAGTCATTGCGTTCTGCTATATTAATCAGTACCACAATCATATCTCCAATGTCATCTGCAATATCTTTATTCTTACAGATATTATCTGACAATTCACCTGCTTCTTGTATTAACTTAGCAAATTGTGATTTATCATCACTACCGTCAATTAAGTTACGGTCGTGGTGCCATCGTTTAATGTTGTTAACATCTTCGATTAAACTTTGAGTTTCGCTTAGAGTTGCCATTTCAATCTCCTTTTCCTGGATTTGGCGAAAAATGTTCTACAAATTTTAAAGGAATATATTCCCACTCTTTTGCATCTGCAGGAACATCTTCTTCTCTTTTTTCTGTTATGTTAGGCCATTGTTGTGCATACGTTCTATTTATATCCAGCCAATATTCTTGATCTGCAGGGTTGAGTTCTCCATCTTGTACTATTGCTTCTATTGGGCATTCTGGAACACAAACACCGCAGTCGATACATTCGTCTGGATCTATTACTAGCATATTTTCGCCCTCGTAAAAACAATCTACAGGGCAAACACTTACACAATCCATGTGTTTGCATTTCACACAGTTGTCAGTTACAAGATACGTCATTACAAATTTGCTAATTTAATTAGCACTGCGGCTAGGTTAATCTCCGGATCAACAACTAGGGTGTGATCTACTAGCCCCTGTTTAATAATTAGCACTGCTTTGTCTTGTTGAGCATCGTCGCCAAACAGTTCAATGTTGTCATATAACCAACGATAAATTTCTTCCATCTCTTCTGGACGAACTGCGCCGCATAACAGTTTACGTGCTTCTTGTATCTTGCCTGCTTTAAACAATTCAACCATCTCAAGTTTCCAGTCTTGCTCACCTGTATCGCCTTCATTAGGTTTCAACAGACTATTGTCCTGTACATTCATCTGTACAGTATTAATGCACTTACGCAAATCTGGATATGTTGCTTTTACGTAAGTATCAAGTGTGTCTAAGTCTGGAGTAACACCTTCGGTAATAAGTATTTCAGCAACTCTTGCTGTAAATTCTGTTTGATCAATTTTAGCAATATGAAACCCTTGACATCTACTATGTAGTGCAGGAATAACACGGTTAGGGTAGTTACAAGTTAGTATGAACCTTGCTGTTGTATGATACTCCTCCATTACACCACGAAGTGCCGCTTGTGCATTAGGACTTAGATAATCTGCCTCGTCTAGTAGTACAACTTTAAAGTCACCAAATGGAATCATTTGTACAAAGTTTACAATCTTATCACGCACATCATCTACTGAATTTGTTCGCGATGCGTTAATTTCTAAAATGTCTAATTCATTTAGGTCAAGTTCGTTAAACAATAATTTAGCAAGAGTAGTTTTACCAATACCTGCGTTACCACTAAACAGCAAGTGCGGAATAGTTTTGTCTTTAATCCAAGTTTTTACTTGTGCTCGTTGTGCTTCGTCACGAAACACATAACCGTCAACTGTTTTAGGACGATATTTTTCTACCCATAGTTCTTTCATTTATTTTCTCTCTCCGCTATTCGTTTACGTAAATCACTAGAACTAAATCTATGATCTCTTTTGTTAAAGTATAGATCTATATCTCTCTGACGACATATGTCTTTTCCAGTAAAGTCTTTGTCTCTATATTCTTCACCTAATATTCTAACATCAATATGATACATTGTCAAGATATCTTCTAAGTCTTGTTCTGTGCCGTACGGAATAATTTCATCCACATAGCCAACCGCTTTGAGTTGTGTATATCTTTCTACAATAGTTTGAATAGGTGGATTTTTACTAGGACGATCTACACTAGGGTCCATTTGCAACCCTACCATTAGATAATCACATTGATCTTTTGCATCTCTCAGCATTTGAACATGACCTGCATGAAGCATATCAAATGTTGAGCAAGTAAAACCTACTATCATCTAGTTACTCCGAAATGTTTGTAAGACTGTTGTACACACTTTGCTTGATAAAAACAATCAGCAAGTGCATTGTGTAAACTTTCTTGTATTGCTTTACGTGGATCTGATGGCATCATAGCAAATAATGTTCTACTATCTCTAATTTGCCAATAGTTCCACGGAGCAGGTTTTTCTGCTGCCTTATACAAGTCTTGTAATATTACAAAATCAAATGTAGGTCCTTGACACCATATGTAATCTAAGCCTACACACCATTTGTTTAATTGGCGAAGCATTTCTTGTACATCAGCTCTTTCGTGATCACCAAAGGCTTCGTCTTGTATTGCTTGATCTTGTTTACCCCACCAAGCAAGTGTATTGTCGTCAATAGTTCTATTATAAACTTCTGACTGTTCTTCTATATCACCTCGTAAGTACAAAGGACTATGAGGTTCTTCATCTGTAAAAGGATCAAATTTAATAGCACCTAGTGTTATTACTACACTGTCAGGTTCTACACCTAGTGTTTCCAAATCGATCATACCGTGAGTAGCCATTATTGTTTCCTATTCTCCTGACCAATACCACTAATAATTAAAAAAACAGCAGCCACAAGCCACCATGGATTAAGTTGGCTCCATATTACACCAACTAATATTGTTATACCTGTTGCACCAGTAGTGCCAATTCCGCTTGCGGTTTTAAACTCGGGAAACTTCATAGAAAACTCCTTAACTGTATTAACATTATATGCTCAAACAGTTAAGGAGTCAAGTCTTTTGGTATTATTGATTTATAAAGGACTGCGGGTCTACAGTGTCTGGAGCAGTATCAAACTCTTGTCCAATCTGGAATCCACTTGGTTTTTCGTCGCTCATTGCAAGGACTGCTTCTGCTTCAACCATTCGAACTTCTAGCTCTTGGTCATCTGCTTCTATATTAAAGCTTCTAGTCCAGCGACCGTGCTCGACTAAAATCCAATCGCCCACTTCGTATGGGTCTGTGTTTCTAGGTCCTTTAGAGTATACTTTGCCCCAACGAGAATATACACCATGAGCTTTACCGTCATCACTTTGAACAATTATACCACTTGCAGTTTTTTGTTCTCCAAAGTGCATATCTGTTACTAAAACTCTGTTGCCTATTGCTTTGGGTTTGCCTTTGATAGTATTAATGTTTATTGCCATTACTCACCTTTTGGTACAAAATTGCCTTCGTCGTCTTCAACCCATTCAGTAGCCTGTTCTTCTGCTTCTTGTTCAGCTCTTGTTACAGGTTTGGATTCTGTAGTTTTATCCATTGTTACAGGTTCTTGATCAACAGCACCCTGTGGTTGGGTTCCTGGCTCTTCATCAAGTACTCTACCAGAGTTTTCTGCATAGTAATCCTTTACTACATCTTCGTGTTTACGAACAATTTTGCCGCCGGGTCCTAATTCATCGCCTCTAGCATTAACACGGGCGTTACCTACAGCTGGTGTCAGCTCATTCTTTTTACGCAACATATCCATGTCTATTTGTTTGCCTTGTGCAGTGCGGTAAGTTTTCCTACCTTTCATTCTTTGCGCCATAATATATCTCCTATTATATACGTATTTATCTCAAGAACTCACGCCAGTCTAGGTCAAACTGGATTGAGTTTACTTTGTGTACACCTATTAAGTATAACACATAACTTGCTACACTTGAACCACGTCCTACACCCCATACAATTCCATTCTCACGCATAAAGTCTACAAGATAGATCATATACTGTAGTAGAGGCATCATACCTCTGCCTTCGAACTCTGCAAGTTCTTCAGCACATCTTGCTGTTTCGTCTTGTGTAGTACATTTTGTAAGAACGTAGTTGTGTACGTTTAGTGTCTTGTATTCATCGGGCATAAACCATTCACTTTGACATACACCGTCAAAAGTCTTTTGATCTACATCTAATGGAATATACTTTTGTAGTTTGTCTAGCCCTTGTTCTTCCATAGCGGCATCAAACTTATCTACGTCATCAGATTCGTCACATAATACAACGTGTACTTTGTCCGCATGACCGGTATAGATCATATCGATAAGATCGCGATTAGAGAATCGTGGAATACCTAAATCATCTGTTTTCATAATCATACAAGTATTTTAACTTACATTTATTAAACTGTCAAGTCCTGATTCGTCGTCTCGGTTATTTAATTTTTGTAGTTCTTTAGCTCGGCGAGCTTTTACTTCTTCTCTATACATATCTATAAGCATAGATATCTGCATTTGAAGATCTGGGTTTGAAGTAGCAAAGTATTTCCTTTGCAATTCTAATAGTTTTTCTTCAACTTCGGTATTAGATAAAGACTCTAAGTTGTCGATGAGGGGATGTGACATTATGGTGACGCAAATGCACCTAAGTATCTACCAAAAATTACAGCACCGCCGTCGTAAGTAAAAAATTCTACAATTACTGGATCAGTAGAAGAAGTAACATTAAAGGTAGTAGGCCAACTAGAATCAAATTTAAATCCTGTTGATGCGCCAAGCCACGTAATAGTTCGATCGGTTCCGTCTGCAACAAGTTCAACTAGTACTCTTGCGTATTTGTTGTTTTCCCCCGGTGTTGGAAATCCAGTTAAAGTAAATGTTACACCAGTACCATCTATTGCAAATCTTTGATAGTGACCAAATGAAAAGTCTATTGTAGCGTTTGCCTGCGTAATAGTTTCTTGATCTTTAACTGTTTCTGTATATTGATTTAATTCTGGCTGTATTAGTTTTTTGCCTAAAAAGTTATTATCCTTATTAGTAAATGCAGAATTATCTTGTAGGTCGGTTACCTCTGTTGCAGCAGATGCAAGGCTACTTTTAATAATTGTAAAATTATCTCTAAAACCTTGTGAATCATTATCCTGTCCTGCTACAGGAAAGTCTCCGTCTATTGTTGTGCTTATAATATTGCTGGCCATTTTAAATCCTCTGTGCTATTATTTATCTAAACATTAAATTGATAATCTGGAAATTTGATATATTGATCTTGTGATACTCCAGTTGTTGCATCAATAATGTATCTATCTATTTCTAAATCTAAATTTTTAAAATCAAAATTAGAATTAAGTAAATTTAACTTTATTTGATTTGATTCGCCTTCCTTGCAGTAGCATAATGGTATTGCCATTACATATCCTAATTCAGCAACTCCACCTTCCTGTGCGGTACGCATCCATAAAGGTAAAAATCCTCTTTCTGTTTCGCCTACAAGTCGTAGCTCGTCTCTCATGTTTGTTATATTACTGATATGCTTTCCTATGTCTGAACCGTCACTAGTTTTAACACCAGTAGTATCTGCTTTAACCGTATCTCCGTCTGGTCTGAAAGCAAATGGAGCACTGTCAGTTTCACTTACAACTTTAATTTCGTCACCGTTTCTGGTAACTACGTCAGTGTCGCCAGGAAGTAATTTAAAGTCTTGACCATCGCGTGTTTCAAATACTATTTCGTAGTCAGTTACAATATCATCGCCAATCTGTATAGCCGGAACACCGGTGTTTGTTTTAAACTGGTCGTCTTTAGTTTCATATTGTATACTGTCAACAGTCACTTTTCCAAAATCGTTTGCTATAGTAAGTCTCTTGTTTGTTTTTCCTTGAGCGGGCTCAGCAGGGTCTATAACTTCTACATATACTACTTCGTATATAATATCATTAGTTCCTTCTAGTTTTGCTACAGCAGTTTTAACATCACCAAGTTGATATCTACGCCTCTTATGAAATCTAGATGCTTTTGATACATATTCATTAATATTTTTAGTTTCTAACCCAGCATAGGCTAAAATTTTAATTTCTTTTTGTAATCCAAATTCTGGATCATTTGGTCTATAAATTGCTCCTGGCGGAAAGATTGTACTGTCTGCTATAAGCGAGTTGTAATTTGTTCGTTGGACTTGTTTTAACATAGGTTTCATCACAAGATTACTATACAGTAAATCATCCTCATCTAGAATAGTTATAGTAAACTCTCTTTGTACAGCACTATATCCAAATCGGTCTCTAGCATCAACAGTAAATTTGAATACTCTATCTATACTAGTTTCACCATTATCAAATGTTGTAGTACCTGTATCGAAAATTGTTAAGCCGTCATTTTCAGAGTCGCTAAACTGTCTAACTTTGCCTATTATCTCACCGTCAAACAATAACTCCAAACCTGGAGGCAATGTGCCGCTAGTTTTAGTATAAACTAATCTTGCATTAGGTACAGTAGTAGTTGCAGTAATAGCGAGTGTGCTAATAAAGTTAGCTCTAATGTTACCTAAGTTAGATGCAGTATTCCAAACAATAGTTGAGTCAACTTCACCTAATAAATTTAATGTAAATGTTTTGTCTGTAGATGGCTGAACAACCTCATCGTTGCTGTTTACACTTATTTCTTTATCAAAAGATTCTCTTTCTAATACTGCTAGTCCTATATTCACATCAGCAGCAAATCCTCTTAATGATCCTTCATTTAATTGAACTTTGTCTATATCTTCTCTAACTAGAATAGTTTTAATACTATCTGCAACACTGTCTTGTGCTACAAATACCTGCTCTATGATATTGCGTGTTGTGCTACTTGTATATGGAGCAGAAAATTGTATGGTGCTGTTATCTGATTTTGTTACGTACACTGCACCCAGTGACGAAGAAAATATTCTTTTAATTTCTGCAGATAATGTTGGATTACCTGTTGGCTGGTCTGCATCTATTGCACTATAATCAATTTCTATAGTTCCGCCATCTCTGTGTATAATTTTCCATTCAATATAAGGAACAATACTGGTTATTGTGTTTGTTTCAGTATCTGAGTGATTTAGTTTACGACCTTCGAGCTCGTCTCTTTGTGCTTGGGTTATAGAATCTACAAAAAAGTAATCGTCACCTACGCTTACTCCGTCTGTAACAACTAAAGGTATTTGGGAGTTTAATGCTTGATCAAGTGTTATGGTATCGTAATCTGAGTTACTATCGTCTACTGAAGTAACTCTATAACTAAAATCACCTATGCCAATGTATCTTCCTATAAGTTCTCTCAAGTCATCAACATCGTCTGCATTTTCGTCAAATATTCCGCCGCTGTTTTGTTCTAACTTATAAATTTTAACTTCATTTTTGCCTACTAAAACATCTTCGTAGTATGTTCCTACTATGTTAACGATGTTTATATCTGCTGTGTATCTTGTTGCTTTTATAGTAAACTTGTATGGAATAGTTACAGCAGGCTGGTAAGGCACTCTTCCTGCAATTTCACCTGTATTGTTGTCTAAGACTAATCCGGGCGGTAATTCACTTACACTACCGTCATCATTAAAACTTTCTAAAGTGTAAACAATTTTACCTAATAATGCTTCAGTGTCTAATACATCTAAAAATAGAGTTATATAATTATTTGCTCTTCGAAATCCTAAGTTACCAGGAGTGAGCCATATTGGTGTTCTTACATATGTATTGTCTGCTTTAAATATTCCGTCAGCACCTGTCATTATAGTATTGTCTGAACGTAAGAAGTCATCTCCAACTACATAGATTCTAAACTTACGATCAATAACCGTTTCGCCGTCAGTTGCACTTACAATAAATTGATAGAAGCGATTAAGTTTTCTTGGCGAACGTGTTGGTATGCTTAAATCATAAAATGTACTATCGTAATAAAAACTTGCAAAACCATTGGCTGGTAATATTCCAAAGTCAAATGGATAATTTGAAAAACCATTTGTATCAAAATAGCCAGAACCTGAACTATTGTCTAACGCTAAAAGAGGTTCTGTTATACCTACAATTCTGCCTTCTGATGTTAAAGTTACTCCAGGAGGTAACTCTCCATTACCTGGTTTAATATAGTATTCTATTGTTTGTCCAGCAGCAATATCACTATCAATTACTTCTAGTTGGTAATCTACTGGAGCCGTGTCTAAAACAAAAAGTGTATCGTTAGGACCAATTGCTAATAAATCTTCTGGTGTAAGCCAAACAGGAGTATCTGGACCTTCTATTGTTATTCTAAAAGTTCTATCTTCAAAGTAGGCTTCGCCTGTAGAGTCTTCGTTAATGCTTGCTCTGATAACAAAAGTGAATACACTGGTTCTTGAAACTTCAAAGGGTGTGCCTACTAAATTAAATCCTTCTATTCTTAAACCGGGAGGTAGTTGTCCGCTAATTTTGGTCAGTGTTGCTTCATAGGCTGTACTTATAGGAAGAGCAATAGTTGTTGTTGTTCTTTCCTGTATAGTGCCTAATGAAAATCCTGAAGGTTCTGACCATAGTTGCGCCATTATATTATACCAAAGATCCTAAGTCTATATTTTCCTCACTTGGCGATAAGAATGAACCAAGATCAATATCGGTTTGACTAACTAAGTAATCAATCCAATTTGTAATAGTTTCAGTGTATCCGCCAAAATCTATATCATCAAAGTATCCAGAAATTAATCTGATGTCTTTACCGTAAACAAGTCCGTCTAATGGACCAAAGAAATTTGTTGATGTTACGTTGCCAGCATCTATTGTGCCAATGTTTACAAGATTATTACTGTTGCCTTGTAGTTCTGCACTTAATGTGGGATTAGGTTCTGTAACTAACGGCCCTTGTCCGTCTATTAAAATTTTATTATTTTCTGTATCAACACGGGTCGTTACATAATTACCACCCTGTATTCTAATAGTGTCACCGTCTGTGATTATTATGCCGCCTGCGTCTGCAATAAAGTTTATTGATTGCAATCCACCCACTGCTGTTACAGTAAGACCGTTTGCACCTGATGTAAGTGTAATATTGTCGCCAGCAATGATTTTTTTAAATTGTAAATCGTATCCTACTTTTTGCGCAAACAGCCCTTCACCGACGCTGCCTAAATTACTTGCTGTGGTTTGTTCTGGTTGACGTAGATCTAGTTCTTCGAAGTTACTGTTAACTTTTATAAACGCTTCGCGAAGATCATCGCCTGTACCGTCATTTGCTATTGTACCAATGTTTATTAATGAAACTGCCATTGCTTTATCCTTATACCAAGTTCACCCAAGAACCATTTTCATAGCCTTGAAACTTATTATCTGTTGTATTATATATTATGTCGCCATTCTGTGCTGTTAAACTGTTTCTAGCAGAAGTTGTATAGGAAGCAGCTCTTAGTACAGAACTAAAAGTTATTGCTCCACTGGTGCTTGTTAAAGTAAGATCATCTTCAGCAGTTAAATTCATTGTAGTCGCCGAAGTAATTGACGTTGATCCTACACCACTAATATTAAATGTGTTAACTGTTAGACTGTCTGTCTCTATTGGGCCTACAATCTTGCCATTTACTCCGTCAACTAACAGTGTTGAGTCGTCTGCAAAAACACTACCGTTTATATCATTTATTGCATCCGCCGCTACGTTTCCAGGAACCCATTGTTCCTCTATTGCATCGTAAACTAGTGCCTGACCGTTTGCAGGTGTAGGTACATCCACGTTAGATAAATCTCCTAACACTACAGGAACATCTAAGTTTACTGCTCTAAATTCTTGATTCAGCCCATTCCAAACTAATGATTGTCCGTCAGTGGGTATTACAGTATCAATATCAACATCAGACAACTCTCCAATACTTATTGTATTTAAAGATGCAATGTATCCTGTATCGTTAACTAATTCACTTACCTGTGTAGGCAGTATAGAGTTTAAACTAACTGAGTTGCCTCCTGATATCGAAAGCGTTGCTCCTACTAAGCCTAATGTTTGTGAATCTGATTGCGCTGTTAAAAAGCCTGCATCGTTATTAAGCTCACTTACATTAGTCGGAATAGTTGGTTTGTTACTTAAATCATTGTAGTTGCCGCTAAAACTTGCTGTAATATTTTGTCCTGCAACTGTTAGTGTGCCTACAGCAACATCGCCTGTTGCAGTTATATTCTCTACGGCAACGATACTGCTACCTGTGAGATCCAAATTTGTTCCACTAGGTAACTCTTCTATCTGCTTGTCTACTGTGTTTATTGTTAGTGGAAATCTATTTGCCATGCTTTTAAATCCTATTATTATACATATTTATCGTATTACAAATTTGCTATAACCCATGCTTTAAAAGCAGCATAGTCGCCAGCACCATCATTAAGAGCAGTTTTTAAATCTGCTGTTTTGATATATCCGGGAATAACACCGTTCACAGCATCAACTAATAGTGTCGAATCGTCAGCGAATACACTACCTTTGACATCGCCTACAATACTTGTAGAAATACTGCCGTCTTCTAATGCTACCAGTCGAGTATTAACATCTGTAAAATTATCATTTATTTTTGTAAACGCGGTGCGTAATGGATCGCCATCTCCTTTGTTTGCAGAACTGCCAACATTTATAGTTACTATAGCCATTATACTCTCCCTACTACGACTTCAATTACACCTCTATCAACAGTGTCTTTGTTTTCAAGAGCCTTACCTATCACAGTACCAACTTTAGGATCGTTGTCAACAATAGCATATCCTGGTATTGCACTTGTTACAAGTAGATCACCTTTGGAAACTTTACCAAGTACTTTACATGGTACACGACCTTGCAATGCTACAGCAACTACGTGATCTCCTTCTAGTTTAGAATTCATTAAGTGAGCCGGCTCAGTTGATACAACACCTGCTATACGCCTATCGCCCTTTGTGCTTGTCTGCGTAATTTCTTGTTCGCCTCCAAACACTAACACATGGCCTTCTTCGTAATCTGCATCTGCCAAATAGTTCTCAGCCAAGTCAGCGTATTGTGCTGAAGTTGCCTTACCTTCAAATAGTGTAGCATATACAGTATTCCAAACATTGCCACTATCACCTAACGTTCTAGTGTTGTTGCCATCTGGAATAATACTGTTAGTTTCGCCGTTGAAGGTAATAGTATCACTGCTATCACTACCTAATGTAGTATTACCATTTACAGCAAAGTTGCCAGTAATGGTTCCGCCTGCTGTTGGAAACTTTGTATTAATCTGTGTTTGAATTGCACTAGTAACTCCGTCAACATAGTTTAATTCAGTAGCGTTTACAGTTAGTGCTGTACCGCCGTATGTTATATTTGTAAAGTTACCTGTTACACCAAACACGTCTTGCCAACGTAGGGTGTCTGTACCTACATCATACGTATTATTTGTATCAGGCACCATGCTGCTACTGAACCTTGCGCCTATAGTAATTGAATCACTTGTAGCGTCACCTAGTGTTATGTTACCATCTAAGTTAAGATTGTTTGCATATATAGTTCCGTATCTTAATGCGTCAGTACCAATGTCATAAATGTCACTAGTGTCAGGCTTTATTCTGTCCTTTTCAACAATCAAAGGAACAACACTGTCAGTAGTACCATCTTTAACAAATATACCTACTTGACCTGCGCTTGTAAAACTAGTATTAGCACCTATAGCAATACCTGTTGACGCAATAGTCTTTTCGTCATTGTCTTCTATAACTTTAGCATAAATCCAATCAACCGCTAGTCTACTTTGATTATTGTATGTAGCATTATTATTTTGATAATAACCTTCAGCAGCATCTGCATTACCAATGTCCAAGCTACCCGGCATTTCTATTATCATAGAACTATCTGTACCTTGTGCTGTAAACACAGTAGCCTGACCTGGTGTTTTAACATCTAGTCTAGTTCCAGTTAATGAAAGTATTTCATAAGTATCAGCACCGCCTAGTTTTATATTATCAACTCGTATACCACCGTCACTTTGTGTTCTTACTATGCTGTCGGACGCACCTGTTGTTGTTACTGCAAGTTCTGTTATATTTGCTGCTCCGCCGCTAACATTACCTAACACTCTATTGTCTGCAATCTGCGGTAAATCAGCAAAGTCTACATCATTTCCTTTCAGTGTTACCCAACCGTCTGTAATACTAAAGTCGTCACTGTCAAAACTTACTAAACCTAAATCAGACTGCGTAATACCTGTAGCATCTGCTCTAGTAGTTGCAGCATTCATTGATAGTTTGCTTTGAGCAATAGCAGCCGAAGCATTCACATCTGCATTAATAATACTTCCTGCTTTATATGTCAATGCTAGTTCTGCATCTGATGTGTTTCTTGTTACAGTAATATCAATTTCATTACCTGAAGCTTCTACACCGTTAGCAATTTCGTCAAATGGTCCATCTAAAACTGTTCCTGTTGGTCCACCTGCTACTGTTAAAACATCACCATCTGCTATTGTTCCACTTGTTGGAGTGTAAACCACAATAACAACGTTGCCTAATATATCATCAAAGCCAACTTGTGCATCAACTACAGTACCAGTACCTCCACTTGGTGCACCTGTAAAGTCTTGTGCCGCTGTAAAGTTGCCAATGCCGCCTATAGTATCACCATCTAAAAATACACGTTTCTTACCTGTGGTAACAAATAACTGTCCAGTAGTTACGTTAGGCATTGATGAATTTGTAACTGCACTTGTAAGAGTATTGCGTAATTCTTCGTAACTGTCTTGATTTGCAATTCGCCCATCAACATAACCTTTGTTTGCAGCGTCTGAATCTGATGAAGGAGTGCTGATGTTGTTAATAGCATTACTGCCTAAGTTTAAAGGTCCAGTTAGTGTTTTACTACCATCTAGAGCAACAACTCCGGGGCCAATAACATTACCTACAGTATCTCCTACATGATCAAATCCTAAACGTCTGTTTACATATCCTCTAACAGCACTTTGTACAGGTACTGTATCTGGAGCATTGTTTACCATGCCATCGTCTGTGCTAAATTCAGCAACAACAACACCACGTTTAAATCCAATACCGTCTAAGTTTGAAAGTGCAATACTTGCACTAAATGTAACTGTACCAGTACCCTGGTCTACAACGAAGAATTTACCAACTCTAAATATACCATCTTGGTCTGTTGATACAAAGAACACTCTACCTTTACTGCGTTCTTCAGTTTCTTTAGATTGATCTGGAGTCCTTGGCAAGCCTAACAATACGTTAGGATAGTTACTGGTATTAAATCCACCTGTACCAATGTCTAAGAAGTCATGACCTGTTGCACGACAAGTAGATATATTAATAGTAATTGTTGCTGGCGCTGCCGCTGGAAGGCCTGCTCTTATTGTTATAGTGTTAGTTCCTAAAAGTATACCTGTAGTAGTAGCACCTCTTAGTCCTGCACTTCGTGCTGGTCGTTCAATGTCTCCGTCTGCAACATCACTTAATGTAATATATGCAAATGTTTCTCCGCCTGGTTCAACATAACTATCAATTTGATGTAGTTTACCATTCCAACCAAATATCATGTTGCCGTTGTTAAGTCTAGCCTTTTCTGCATCTTCAGTTAACGGTAAAATAGCAACAGCCAAGTCACCCTCAGTAGCACCTAATGTAGTACCACCGTTTATATAGGCAGGTGTTGTGTTGCCTGTATTAAGATTAGAAACAACCAATCTAATATAATCGTAGTTGATGTCAAAACCAGTTAGAGCTTGATCATCTGCTAGTGCTTCTCCTGTAGAGTTTGATCCTTGGAAAGAAATACTTCTATAAGTAGTTTCAACACTTTCGTCAAACACAACTGCTGTACTTGGACGTATAATTAATTCATTTGCATCGGCTATCTCATCAAATACAAAATTACCATTCATTCTGTGAATTACGTTTTCATCTTCGTCTAATGCACTAAGTAATCCATCTTGACTGAATCCAGCCTGACCTGTTGCAAAATTAACTTTAATAATTTCACCTGTATACCTAGGAGTTGTATCACTTGTTGCAGGAGTACCCGCAATTGTAACTGCCTGGACAACTCCGCTATCACTGACTTGCGAAATTGTAATAGTTGCATCATTAGTAGAACTTGCGCCACCAAATAATGTTCCATCTATAACTATGGTCTCTGATGTAAGATAACCAGTACCAGTACCAGTTATTCCATACACAACGTAATCTCTGTCTACAGTTTTTCCCACTGTAAATACAGCACCCGATCCGCCAACACTATTATCTGTTACTCCACTAATACTGTCGGTTAAGCCAAATACACCATCAACAATGGCATTTTCAACTTTGCTAACATTAGAAGCTTCGTATCTTCCTAGTAAAAGTTCTGATGGATGATATATTTCTAACTCACCCCTATTTTGTATTGGGTGTTCAGCATCGTATACGTGTACTGATAATTGTTCAATACTGTTAGCCGCCGCGGTTGCAGTAACCACTGAAGGATTACTAGTACCACCTGTTATAGTTCCAGTTGTAGTAGGATGACTTCCTAGTGTTACAACTATAGTTCCTGTGGTATTCCAAGTTCCTGTTACGTCTTTTAGATAAACTTTTGTGCCTGCACCACCTTTAGCATCAAATACAACAGTACCTGTAGCACCAGTTGATTGTGTTAAAGTATTTCCGTAACGTAAATCAAAACTTGTTGCATTTCCTAACTCTAATGAAATTTCTGCTACTGCTGTCTTTAAAGGTTGAACCATGTTGTCTTTTAGTTCAACAGCATCTGGAATCTCGTTTGGATCAGCACCTTCAGACACTAAGCCAAAGTTACCATAAGCATTTGATCCATTTAGTGATCTAATTTCTGCACCATTTTTAGCATAGTAAGAAGTATGACAGTAGTATGTAAACTGTGATACCTGCTCACAAAGTCCACCATTTATTACAACAAGTCCGTAACCTAAATCATTAATCTGGGTAAAGTCATTACCTAGCATAGATCTATTACCGCCTGTTTGTACAGTGATTGCTAATGGGTAAGTTTCTAAGTTAACATTTAATAAAGTGTTTGTTACACCGCTCATACCAGCGCCGCCGTTACTGGTTCTGTCAAGAATCAGTTTTGCAGTACCAACAACCGGATCCCACTCAGTAACAGCGTTTACTTGGAAACGGTTACCGTCTATATAAAATGGACATGGTGTTTGCGGTTTTTTATAAAACAATCCTTCATTTGGAGCACTAGCAACACTAAGAGTAAACGGATCATCTTGAGCTGTTACATTCATAGGAATGTTAGCACAGAATGCGTCAATCATCTGGCCGCCTCTAAATGCTTGTCTATTAATACTCTGTGAGAAACTTGATCCTACCTGTATGTATGGAGATTTTGTAAGCACTTGTCCTTCTGGGTCAAGCACACACATAAAGCCACCGTGACCTTGGACAGTTAGTCCTGTCATTCTAGTAGCATCGTTCATAAGGAACGCATCCATATCTAAATTGTTTTTTGGAGGATTATAATCTGCATCAAATGCGTAAGTAACTAAATCTACTAGACTGTTAAGTGCAAGTCTAACGTTTGATACAGAACCTGGGCTAGTGTCAATTTCTGCTGTTTTAGTTATATCAATAACTTGTGGCACACTTCCTAGTGCAGCAAAATTTTGATTGTTTAAAACATCTGCTGCAATCGTTTTAATATAATTTATAGCAGCTTCTGTCTCTGTTTCTTGTCCTGCTACTGAGCCTATAAAGTATGCTGATTGATTTTCTAAACTTTTCTCTCTACCAGTAAAAGTTAAATCGCTTATTATGCCATCAATAATTAGTCCGGTATCTCTTCTGCACTTGGCTTCGTTATATACTAATGCAGGATAAGTTACACCAATAAATTGTATAACTTCTTCAATAATAAAGTCTTTGTTAAGTTCTATTAGACCAGGTCCGTCAGTGTATAATGTATTATTATAAACAGTTTTACCTAATGTACCACCGTTATCAACATCCATTGGGTTAGTTGGATCTAATAAGTAATGAAATCCAAAGTAGCCGTCAACTGTAGATGTTAATGGGTTAGTATATTCAGTACCAGTATATGGTAGGTTAGGATCAGGAAATCCAGTAATAGAAGAAGAATCGCCTGTTAGCCCGTCAAATTCTTTATCACGATAGTAGTATATGTCTGAGTATCTACTTTGCGATGTTCTTCTTTTAGGCCTAATCAGTGTACGTCTAAATTCATCACCTACAATAGATACGTTTGCTGGTACACGAATTGGAAAGTCTTCATAATAAATTCCAGTTTCAACCATTAGAGAAATTTGATTTCCTCTAACAGTATTACCAAACTCCAATTCTTCACCTGTAATAAATGGTATAGGTTCAACTAGCCTAATTTCTAATTCGTCATTGCCGGAAGGAGTTGAAGTTAGCGGGTCACTTTCGTATCTATATTGAACAATAATACCTTTAGCACCTGAAGTTTTACCAACAACTAATTTTCCTGGTAATAAGTCAGTATTGCCTGGATCACCTTGATCAACAAACCCAAAGTTACCGTTAGTAATTGTTAATTGATAAAAAGAACCATCAACAATTACCGGAGCATCTAATGGGCCTGATTCTATAACATCAGTTACAACAACAAACTTAGCAGCCACAGATGCTAATCCAGTTGAGTCTACTACTTGTAAAATATCTATATCTTGTGTGACATCACTTTGTAATGCTGTAACTGTTTCGTTTCTTAGTACTAGGTCAGTTATAGTTGCCAAATAATTAATAGCCGCTACAGTTTCTGTTCCTTGAGTTGTAATTGCTTTTTTTGCACTAGGACTTGAATAATATCTAATACCAGCCCATCTGCTCAGATAGTTAGCATTATTACCTGACAGCGTATCTAGTACAATAGAATCTAATATTAAACCTACGTCTCTTTCACAAGTTTCTTGTTCATAAATTAAATCTGGAAAGTTAGCATTAATATAAGCAGTAGTTTCTTTTTGTAAAAATTCTCTGTTATTAGCAATCAATATTGACACCGGCTCTCGTCCAGCAACTATTGATTTAATTGCAGCACTGGTTACGTTTGAAGTTTCAGCAGTCTCTCCATAGGTAACAGTTTGCATATATGGTCCAGGTTCAAAAGGACTAGCTTCTTGTAATATTTCTGCTTCTTCACAAGCTCTATTAATGGTTTTAAACGCAAAGTTCTGTGATCTTCCTTCTTTACCTGGAGGAGTATAAATTTGGCTGTCTGTTCCTTGATTATTTACATATAGATTTGTTGTGGATTCATATCTAGCATTGTCAACATAGTATTTTGTTGCAGCCTGTAAATCATCTATACCATTAGGTGAACCTTGCCCTGCTAAATCTCCAGGATGATCTGAAAGATTTAAAACGCCTTCCATGTCGTCGCCCTGTCTTCTCACTACAGATTTACGTGGTAAAGCTTCTGTATCTGCCCAATACCCAGGTATATCACTGTCGTATGCTAAATCAGTTAAAGTTTGTGTTCCTGTACCACCTGTAATTGTAATAGGACTTGTATTATTTTTGGCTGCTACAGAAGAATTGTGCAAACTGATCTTATCGTTATTAATGATTCTTATGTAGTATGTGTTGTTATTAACAAGGTTAGTTGCAGCAGTTCCAGTTGATGAATATTGATATGCAGCACCATTTGAACCGCTATCTAAACCGTGGCCAACAATGTTAACTTCTGTTGAATTAAAACTACCTATGGTGAACGTGTACTCAGTAGCATCACTTGGCTCGTCTCGCAAATTAGCACTAGCACCCGGTGTGCCGCGTTTAAGATAACTTTCGCCACCGTGTCGTTTTGTAATAACAAGATCTTCAATAGTAAAGTCTTCGCCATATTTGTTTGATAATGCTTGAGCCGCTGCTTCAGATACTGCTGCCTTACCAATACCATAACTATTTGCATCTAAAGGACCACCTAACTGTGGTTCAGTGTCTGATTGCACATCATTAAATGCTGTAGTTATAACAATTTTTCCATCTAATGAATAATTAAATAACAAGGTATCATCGGCACTGTTACCAGTCAATGCACCGTTTGATACTAATTCAACTGGCTCTAATCCTAGCTCATCGTTTTGAATACCTACTAGTTTGTTACCGTGACTTGTATAAGAAGGAAAAGCATCATTTAAACTAGTAAATGATATTTGGCCGCCTATTCCAAAAACTGCGTAAAGTTCCTGAAAGTTTTCATTCGTTTTACGAAACGACTCGCGAATACTATCGCCTGTTCCGTCGTTGCCTTCTACACCTATATTAACTTGTTGACGTGCCATTTATTTTAACTCCAATATTTTCTCGTTATCTAGTGTTTTTCCCGGATCAAATGTAATGCTTATTCCGCATCCACAGGCTGATTGTGCATTAGGATTATTAATTACAAACGATTGTTGAAAAGTTTCGGTAACATAATCAATCTCACAACCAAACAAATACATAAGACTTATTGCTGTTACTACTAATCTTCCTGCACCTGTTTCAATTATTTCGTCATTTATACCAATATCTTCTTTTTCGCAAGTGTCCCATTGGTATTCAAATCCTGCACAGCCTCCCCCAGTAACGCCAAGTCGTACTGCAAATGCATTTTGCTCACGACATAGCTCGTTTATCTTATTATTTGCTGTTTTAGTTAGGGAAACTGTAAACATTATTGCTCCTTGTTATGTTATTTATCGTATCATTTTATAATCTTAATGTAACTAAATATAGTTATGTTTTTAGGAGAAATTAAAGAGACAACTAGGCACGAGAGACTGAGCAAGCACGGAAAACGTCACGTTTACTATAGAAAAAAAAGTATTGTAAAACTGCGATGTGATAACTGCGAAGAAGAGTTTACAAGAGAAAGAGGATCAATGAATCCTAAAAGACTTAATAATAATTATTTCCACGTTTGTGGTAGTTGCGATAGCAAAGTGTTTGCTCAGAAAAAAGGCATAGAGCGCAAGCAAATTTGGGATATGCCTGCGTCTATGGATATACCTATTAGCAAATTATAACTATTCAGACTTCCAAATAGTCCAAGCACCGTATGCAATGGCACCGTATGCTAATAGACCTGCAATTGGTTTGAATATTAAAAATGCAACGCCGGCTGCTATTAATACAGCACCGTCCCATGTTGTTCTTTCTTCTAGTCTGTCTTTTGCCCAATCTAATAGTTTCATTATACTTCTCCTATAACTTATTATATTTATTATCCAAAAATTGATTTAAAGTTGCTATTTTTTACAAAATATTTTGATTTTAAATTTCCAACATCCCAATTAGCATGATCTTGTACTAAATCGTACCAAATAGTAGGCTGAATTGGTTTTTGTTGTTTATACAACTCTTTCATACCATGTATAAATTCCATGTTCACTGATTTTGAAGTTAGTTGAGTCAGCTTTTTCCATTTGTGCTTTTTAAATACTTTCTTCAAATAATAATAGTGTTCTTCTGGCGTTGGATGATAGTCCATGTAATATTTGTCTATGGTTTTCATATCATTTTCTAGTTTTGCTGATAATTTATTTCCCCATAATGTTTTATACATACTAGGTAGTATTTTGCGTGTTTCCTTAGGAAATGCTTTTAAGCCAATATTATCTTCGTCGACTACATGGTCTGTTGACATATATTGAGACCAACTGCTTTCTAAATTAAGCATACTAAGTTGAAAACTGTTTGTTTTTTTAAGAAGATGCGAAACTAGATGTATGCTGGCTAAATCTCTCATAAAAAACCAATCTTGAGATTCACCAAATCTATTCAGCCACTCTTGATCGTATACCTGTTGTGTTGTTAAATTTCCTGGAACTACCCATTCAGGCGTTTGTTGTTCGTTAGTATATATTCTATCTTCACGATGTACATTAGTCCAGCAGACCATTACTAGATCATCTTTAGTAAATTCAAACTTTGCATCGGCTTGTGCTATAGTGTTAGCAATATATTGATTGCCAGCACCGGATCTGCCTAAGTTATAATACTCTACATTTGGTCCTATATCGGTTGCTACAAAATCAGCCCAAGTTGGCCATGCATAATCTGTAAAACTACACCCAAAGGCAAAAAATCGTTTTGGCGGCGTGTTATATAATATCATTTCTGTTCCTTACCAATATTTATAGTATAAATAAAAGCAGCACTTAATTTAAGGAGAATAAAAATGGATCCAATAATTTTGTTATTAATTGTAGTCGCAGTAATTGGCGGTGGTTTTTGGTATTTTAACGCAGAATCTGATTCTGATGTTTCAACACCTGCACCAAAGCCTGCTCCTGCTCCAAAAGCTGAAGTAAAAACTGAAGTGAAAGTAGAAGCAAAGAAACTACCTACAAAATCAAAATTGTCAGCAATGAAGAAAGCCGAGCTAGAAGAGTTAGGTAGAGAATTTGGTGTTGAGCTTGATAAGCGTAAGACCAAAGACAACATGATTGCTGATCTACAAAAAGAAGCTAAAAAGAAGTAATTAGCTTTTTACAAAGTTAGAGAGGCCTTCAACGGTTCTCTCTAACCTTGTCAACTTTCTTTCTAACACATTTATTACAGACTTTTGACTATCAATTTGACTGCGTAAACTTTCAACATATTTCTGTGTAGGAAGTGTTTGCTGAACCCCATCCTCACCTAACAGCGTAATAGTATCAGAGCCTTGTCCTCTAATACCTCCTGCTACACGATTTGGATTCTTATTATCTTTAGATTCGGCAGGTTTATTGTTTCTGCCATACATTTTATTCAAATAGTTCATAACGTATTTATTTTTTCTTTCTATACTGTTTTAAAAACATTCTGCTTAGGTCAGCAAGTTCGTCATTAGTGAAATCACTTTTCCAAGTGTTTGCTTTGTGTGTAGCAAGTTGTATATTATCTGCTGTATAATCTTTTTCAGAATCAATCCGGTCAATTACACAGCTCATAGGATTACACCACTTCTTTTGCCAATGTGTTCCGCCGCGAGTAAACTCTAATGGTTCTCCGCTGATTGCACATTTCCATTTTTGCTTTTCGCCAATTGCATATACTTCGAATTTAGTAAGAGTATTTTTCTTGTATTTTTCTACACGACTTTTAGCACGACTGATGTTTGTTTGCAAGAACTGCAACTTGTCATAGTCAATATTTTTAAAGCCTTTAGATTCCAATAGAGCAATAGATTGCTTCTTAGACATCATAATGTAGTCCTCTTATGAGTTTTCTTTAATGAATCTTTCTATGAACTTTCTTACTTCCCTGCTAGCAGAAGTATCATCTGCTTCGCAAAGCTCTATGAACTTCTTCTTGTCTTCTCTATTAATCTTTACAAGAAGCTGATCATTCTTTTCTTTCTTTGCCATTTTTGGTCCTTTATTAAATGGTTAGTTAATATATACTTAGTAATATATAAATATATTATACGTATATACGTATTATATGTCAACCTATATTGGAGAACATTATGAAAAAATTACTTATCTGCGCACTATTAACATTCGGAACAGTTGCGGCTTATGCTGATACTAGTGTGCGTACAACACAAATAGATATGTTTTCTATAACAACATCTAACAAATTAATATTACAGGATAAATTTGGTACAGCCTATGTTGCTCCTTTGAGCAAATGTTCTATTTCTAGTGTAGTAGAAATGGAGAAACCAAATATATTCTTTGTACGAAATGTTGTAAAACCACAATCAACTGTAGTAGTTTACGACAAGAAAAACAGAAAGAACAGTGTTCGTTGCAACATTAGTAAATTGGAGAAACATGATAAATTATATTTGGCAAAAATTTGACCATATGATGAAATCTAGCAGACTTGAAAGAGTTATTGAGGATTGTATTCCTCAAACAACTTAATACTTGCTAGGTTCTTACATTTAGATTCGCACATAATATCTGCTGTATCTAGGAACGAAAGAGCCCATTGGTTAACTGCTTTGTTAGGATAGTAATCTGAATGGGCTCGCAATTTCTGTTTCTTACAACCATGTATATCAATTAAGGCATTAATATCATGAAAGCCTTCATGTATATCCTCTGTTTGCGGTAGCCATTCATCTCTACTGTAACTGTAATGTATTACAGGTCGCACACCACGCCAGCTGTCAATCACGCGAGCAAATCTAGCGTCGGTCGGACAAATGTATTCACCTGTACGGACCCAGTGATGGTGTATGTCAAGTACAAGGGCGACATCGTCGACAAGTTCGAGACTTGCGTCAAGTCCCCAGCACATTTCGTCATTCTCAATTGTAATGGTATTTCTTGCTTCGGGTGACAGTCGAGGAAGGACTGCTTTGATACCTGCTGGACCTTGTCTGCCGGATATGTGTACATTGATCTTGAAGTCTTGGAAGGTCTTGCCGTAGCCCATGAGTCTAGCCATAGTCGCATGATATTCAAATTCCTCTATGCTTCTATCTACAATGTCTGGATTATCACTAGCCAAAACAGTAAATTGACCAGGATGAAAACTGAGACGTACATCAAGCCTACGAGCCGTATCGCCGACTTTGAGAAACTCTCTCTCATAGTATTCTCTAAAGTCTCTAAGTTGCCACACATACCCCCAAGTAGGCTCAGTGTAACAAGGCAGTATATCGCTACCAAGTCTAACCATTCGCAAATTTTCTGGTAAACTGCCAACATATTCTATAAGTCGTCCTATTGCGGCAATGTTGTGAACCATAATGTCCCACATACGTTGCTCTGCTACTTCAGTAGTCTGGCGGTTAAGCCATGCAACTGTAGTAGACTTTGTATTTAGTGGTCGTTGGATATCCTCAAGCAGTTTCTTCTTCTGAGACTGATCAGGGTGCATATATTTACAGGCAAAGCCAATACGTTTTATCATAAGTTAATTATACTATAGTTTATTGCGATTGTCAATACCAATGATCTTTACACCATTGATCTATGCAGTCTTTTGGATTTGGTTGTCCGTGAAATACTGCTACACTGGTTTGTGGCAGGATGTGGGGTTTTCCGGGTTGTTCAAAATTGCGATTTCCTTTATGGTCTCTTATAATCTTTGCTCTTTTGCGCATTTCCCATTTATAACTCTGAATCCAATCTTGAGGCCAGTACTCGTAGTTTGCACGGACTGTATGATAAATCCAGTCTTGGTCGCCATGAAACCTTCTAACATGACTATTTGTATTCTGCAAAAATTCATTATACACATGAGCTTGATCACCAATAGTAAGTCTAAATACAGAGCTGTTAAACTTCTGCCAGTCTGGCCTCATTGATCTGTTGAAGTCTTTTATAATACAAAATACTCCAGGTTTGAAGTCAAATAGATAATCAATATTGTTAAAGATAATTACATCTAGATCAAAAAATAATATTGTGCCTTGTAGTTGCAAGTTTGGATTAAAAAACATAGGCTTATACCACCATCCTGCTACAGGTAATTCAGGCAATGGTTCTATTCTTATGCTGGTATTAATACCCTCGCTGTTTTCAGTAAAACAAACAAATTCGTAATCATGTGTGCAATTACGTTTTACCATACTATGTAATTTGTTTACATATTCGGCACTATATTTGTCGCCGTGCTTCAAACATACAATATATTTTTTGTCGTTAGGATCAACAGTGTTTTGCGGAACAACTTCTTCGTCTACTACAGATTTTTGCAGTTTAGAATTATTCTTTTCTTGCCGACGTTGTTCCCGAACAATTCTCCATTCAGACTTAGTGTATTGACTTTTGTCAACCTTAGGCACCAACTAGTCCTCGTATATCGCTGAGTTTGCTCCGTGTTCTGCACATTCTACTCGTACACAATAACAGCGATTGTCTGTTGCTTCACGTATTAGTTTGTCTGCAAAGTTAAATGCGTGTTCTGCAAATTTCTCTGCACCAACACCATCAAAGATACGTAGCTCTGCTAATCCTTTTTCTTCCAACGCCTTTAGTGTTTCCATTTCAGGATCTGCAGAGTCAACTGCTACCTTGTGATCGAAACTATCTTCAAGCCATGCCTTCAAAGGTTTAAGACCACCAAAGTCAACTGCCCAGTTTTTATTGTCTAGATGATCACATCCAAATGTAAATGTAAATGCTAAACTGTAACCGTGTAGTAAATGACAGTGTGAATGATCTGCG